TACTAATGTGTTGTTTACTACTATATCTTTTTCGGTAACAGAATTACCTAATTGAGCCTTAGCCATAGTGACTTCATCTAATCCGTAGATATATAGCTTGTTGTATTTCTTTGCTACCTTAATAATAAAATCAGCATATTCTGAAGGTAAAGTCTTACGGTATATTTGGTCTATTAACCCGATTATTATGGATGCCGGAGACATGTTCTTTTTGGCTTCTGTTAGCTTTTCTAACAAAGAATCTAAATCAGAATATCCTAACTCGCCAACGAGTGTAATTGTACTCGTCTGCACTTCTTCATCTATAATAAGATATTCTATATGTCGATAAATTTCTTTTGCTACTCTGATGTTATCATTGAATATCTTAGATATAGTTGATAATTTTTCTTTCCAATCGAACTCCTTAGATACCCCACTTTGGTTAGTATAATTCTGTTTTAATAACCCTAATGCTTCGGTCATTCTGTCGAAGTATTCATTGGTAATATCTTTTGACGAAGTGAGTGCTGTCTGTGGAGGCTCTGCCCATTGTATTACCTGTGGGAATGCTCTTTCTTCGCTATTCAATTTTGAATAATCAACATAAATAGTCCCTAAAGGTGAATCATCTTTAACAAATCCACTACCCCCACAACGTTGACATAAATCTCCATTTGTATAGCAATGTTTCCCATTTTGAAATATTACACCCACCTCGTCACATCTTTCTTTAGCTCGTATTTCTTTTAGATAAGTATAACGTGTGGCTTGTATGCTAAAATCGGATTCTTGTCCATAGAACTTGTCACCCCATGCTGACGCTCCGAAACTATAAGGTATTCGCAACTTATATTTACCCTCATACACAATGTTATCTGATATGTCTATGTATGGTTTTTTAGGTAATAAACTTACAATAGGGAATGTGCTTTCTTTGCCTTTTTTGTCTTTTACTTTTAGGATATATTGCCCATTATTTATTTCTACTATAAGTTTATTTTCGTCAACTGTATCGTAGTAAAATTCGATATAATTATCTCCTTTTTTAATAATGTCTTTCGTCATTACTACAACAATATCCACACCGACAATAGATACATAATCAGTCTCAACCTTTTCTATTAGTGGCATAACCACAATTACAGCGTTCGGGTCATTCTCTCTAATTCTAACTAAATCTGAATTACAGAAATCAAGAATCGGTAACTGATTAATTGTGCTGTTTAAATTAAGGATGCTCTCCGAAATATTTACTTGGATATTCGCATTACGACATACATCTATTACACCGTTAATAAACTTATCGAATGGGTCTTTCGTTAACGGTTGAAAGTTGTTAACACGATACTCGATTGCGTAAGGATTTTGACTTTCTAATGGTCTTCTGTTGATATAGATATGTAATGGACACACACCGTTGATATGTGTATCCATTATTTGCACTATCTCTGCCCACCGTTGGTGTAATGGGTCTTTTATCCTGTTAACCGGATTTTGCCAATTGAGTAATTGTTGACCTAATGTATTTTGATTTGATAAGTACATCCACCTTATGAGCCTGTGTTAGTTGAAGTAATAATGTCTATTGTGTCTTGGCTTAACTTCACTCTTTTTAAAGAACGACATTCAGCGATTTCACCGTTTATTTTGTAGGACATTTTGCCGTCTGCTTCACCCGAAAAAATCTGTGATACTTTAAAAGATGAAAGGCTCATTGATGGTGCTGTTGTTGTTACCCAATCCGGATTTACCAAAAGAATATTGTCGCAAGTCAAGAACATTACTCCTAACCCTAATCTTTGTGCAACGATTGAATTATACAACGCCCATTCTGTTTGAGATGTGTTATCTACAATCGGTGATGAAAACTCAAAAGGTTTCTTGCATGTTGTTGATACAGTTGTGCATCCTATTCTTATCTCACCACTTTCTGCTTGCTCATCTATCTTACCATTACCGATAAAAGGAATAGTAATATCGCCGTTTGTGATATGCGTTTCCCATTCATTAGCATCGTCAATATCTGTGAACGTTCGATTACACTTAGCAAATATAATCATTGCTATTTCTCCACTCGACAATGAAGACAATAGGTCACATGTATCTATTGCTCCAAATGCTGGCAATGTCGTTACGCAGTTAGGTTTACAAATTCCCGCCATCTTTTTTATTTTTAAATTCGTTAGTAATTTCTTGTTCTAAAACTTCTTTAACCATCTTTTCTAAATCACCTTTCCCATATAGGTAAACCAATCGTCTTACCTCTCCTTTGTTGTGGGCTATTTTGGTAATTTTCTTTCCATTTACCTCAAATACTAATTCAAACATTATAATAGTTTTAGCAATATTACTACATTTATAGTATCTTTTTTTATGAATTTTAAATACATTCCAATACAAGATAAGATATACCTAAGTAAATTAGGATTGAATTGTAGTTACGCCAAGTCTAATAAAATAGATGTACTAAAAGAACTGTATTCTATTAAAGAAAGAATAATAAATAATGATATTGAAATCTACTATATTATCTGCGAGGATAAGTTAATCAAAAAAGAAACTTTTTTTAAGAACGTGTGGACATGCCGTAATAACATCTACCCAAGCAGACTACATAAGATACTGAAAGATGAACATCTGAAAAATATAATCTTAAATAGAATTGATATGATGTTGTTATTTATCAGCAACACCGCATACTAATAAGGTTTGTTCCGGATTTATACACATCTACCTTACCCATGTAAATACCCATTGATATTTCATTGGTATCAACGCTCTGCGTAGCATTGTATTCTGTATTATTAATTGTTACGGAGTTATGCATGAATACTCCCTCTAATACATTCTCTAATGTTTCCGCTAAATAAGGATTCATCCTAAATTCATACAATGATTGTGTGTTCTTGTAAACAAAAACCCTTGTTCCACTCGCTGTGGTGTTCTCAATACTATTAAATAAGTCGTTGCTTTGCTTGATAAGCACTCCAAATAAATACAAATTATTCGTGAAAGGAAGTACGGCGTATTCTAAGTCACCCAATTTACAACTGTTAGTCCAATCTATTTTTATTAATTGTTGATGTACGCAATTATTTTGGTCGTAAATAGTGTAGTATCTTGATTCGACATAACCACCATAAGGTGAGTTGTTATTGATACGCAACTTGAATATGTTAGGTAACTCATCTAATATAGTTGTCAACCTAATATTCTTGTAATATATTTCAGACGGTGACAGCTCCCACCCCTCTACTTCCAATAACTCTGAGTTGCCATTACAGTCAATAGCATAGACAGTTAATCCATCTTCGTAAAGTGTGTAAAGGCTAATATCTCTTATACATAGTCCTTGTCCAACGCTATTAATATCCGTGAATGTCAACGTAAAAGTGTAAGTCCCGGTATTCTCTGGTTGAAAATTAAACACCAATTCACCACTCAATTGCGTAAGTTGTGCAGGCGTTATTGGTATAGCGTTAGTGTCCATTCCATTTACATAGGAAAGCTGATACGTGTAACCTAAGTGTGTGCTTGTGTAAGGTACTGAAATGTAATAATTATATCCGCTAATAAGGTTTACATGAAATGTTATTGACGGGTCTGATTCAACTATCTCTTGTGAATTTATTAAGTGGCATAACGTTGTTCCTGACGACATAAAATCAACGACATCAAAGTCACTTTGCTGTACTGATGTAATAGTGTGGACATGACCTAAGTTATTAAGGTAACTATCACTCGGCATGTCTTCAATAGTAATTCCGGTTGCTAACGAATATGTGGAAGTAGTGCCATGCACTGGGTCGATATAAGTCGCCATAGCTAATCTCAATCGTGCATCTTTAATAGCATCTCCGCCCGCATCGTCAACGTAGATATATGAAATATCTCCTACTACCGTAATACTATCATCAGTAGCCCAACGAAATATGTAAGTCTTACCCTCTATGTATAACTGCAATTCCGTAGAATAATTAATAGGATGTACCACAAAGAAATTTAAGTCGGTAGATGTTATTAAGTCGAATGGGTTCTGCGACATATCTACTTGCTCTATCAATACTTCATCTAACTCTATTTGAAACTTCTTACCTATATCACCATCTACTTGCTCTGTAAAAAGTTCATCACAAAACCCACACACTTGCGTTGGTTGCTCCGTTAACCATTGATGTTTCGGTATTCTCATGGTGCTAATTTAATGCATTTTATACTTATGAAATTATGAAAATAAAAAAAACATACATGTTTCACAACAGATATGTCTCGCAATAATCTAATAAAATATGAAAATAGAAAAATCTGATACAAATATAATCAATTATTTCAATTATGCAATACTATTGTTTCCCATCAGTACAAAATGAGACAATGCAAAAGGTTTGAATTCTAATTCTTTTATCCAAAATCTTTGTCCTTTCACGGTGATATAGCCTATCTTATTATCTCTTATTATTTGGTAGTCTTGTTGGCAAAGAGGATAATCAAATTCAACTATAAAAGGCTTGGTATCTTGGTCTATTGAAAGCGTTTCACATGTGCCATCTGATGTCATCTCAAATATAATATTATCGGCTTGGAAGTCATAATTACCACCAACAGCCACTATAAATCCACTATAATCTTTAAAAGCTATACAAGCAGTGACAACTTGCCCTACCGTTAGTGCTATTTCCCCTGTGGTTAAAGTTATAGATGTTGGTGTTGTCACTGCATTATTTACGTGAACAGTTCTCTCATATACATCCGTATAGGTAGTAAATGTATTATCTGTGTGAACAACTAATTGTATTTGAACATCTAATTCAGTAGGGAAACCCTGTTTAGATATTTGTAGGAAACGGACTAAATCTAATCTAAAACTATATTCACCATCTTGTTGTGTTTCAAAATAAGTTACACCTACACTTCCTATTGACGGTAATGGGTTTGTGACATCTGGCGGATAAGTTGCTGTACCGGTAAACACATCTAAAGAAGAAGTATTGTCATAAACTATATTTGAAAATTCAATCCTATCATGTTGCCCATCGTAACCCAAACCCCCAGTTATAGTTATAGTGTAACCCGTGTAATCAGTTCTAAATCCTGACTTAGCGTACTTATATAGACTTATACACTCAGCTATATCCTCGTTTAATCTACTCAACACATTCTCATTTCTAAACCTATCATTATACACATACTCACTACCAATTAAAGTTCTTATGGCTTCATCACCCTCATAATTTACCAACACTATACCCTCATCATTATCATTGTCGGATGCTCCGGCATTTAGCAAATCATAAATAACATTACTATCTATAATGAAATTACTTACTAAGTCAAGGATGTTTTCTTTCTTCGCTACACAATTACTGCATTTGTCGTAACTTTCTTCAACGAATGAAGTGTAACGCCTATTCCGGAAATACTCACCATCACCATCCATTATATCTTTGCTCCCTACTATTATAGATACATAACTTCTATCAATATCTACCTCTTGCATGGTATCAAAAGGAATTTCGTCAACATCCAACAATGGGGTTGTATTGCTAAAGGAATAAGACTCTTGTTCTATCCTTAAATAAGGCTCACCGTTTATATCGTTATCAATAGAAGTGTATAGTCTTTCTTTTTTACTCAATTCGCTAAATAACGTTTGAATACTAACTTTAGGGAAAAACTCATCCTGTGTTGATGAGTAATTATGCATATTAAAACCTGTTGTAATAGCGTATTTATTTACTGTTAGAAAATCCGAAACAACAGCTACTTTATTATTGGTCAAATAACTTAATAAGTAATTAAACACATCCAATACATCGAAGCATGTTATATTTACTTTTGTTGTAGTGGCGTTATGTTCTTTTGCAAAGGTGATATTCTTCTGCTCCAATGTTAATGGCTGGCAATCTAAAGTTCTAATGTTAGACAAAGAAACATCTACACCCATAACATCACGCACATAGGCACTGAAAGATGTATCTTTTATTTTGGTGCTTCCTGTCCTACTGTGTGGATTTAATACTAACAAACTAATAGGAATTATGCCGTAATAACTTAGCCCGGTGTCGGTGTCTTCAATATGGAAGTCAACATTAGAGCATCTATCTTTCGATAATATATCAACTAAATAACAATAAGTCGCACCACAGAAATTCAACTCCATCTCTGATGTTTCCCTTATTATCTGTTCGGTAGAAGTTATACCATCCTCGCGTAAAATAGAGAAACTTGCCAACTCTGTAATATTGATTATGTCCTCCTCATTCTGCTCTATATTATTCAAGTAAACTTTATACATAAACCTTGCGTGAGTTTAATTTTTGATATATTCCTTTTAGTATCATATTACCCTCTCTATCCAACCTTGTTGATTGCTTCGCATAAGATGCCATTATCATTAAATTATCTCTTAATGCATTATCAGACTTCTGCATGTTATTATTAGATGCTATAATCGGATTTAACTTCAATGAGTTTACGGAGTCTAAAAAATTAAGTCCATATTTATTGACAGCTTTCCCTTTGACAACATACTCATTACCCTCTAATTCAGCGTTAACCCCGCCTTGCTCATGTGAACGCCCTACAACATACCCACTACCCTTGAACACCTTTGCAACGCTACCACCTTTTCTAAACTTCGGCAATGGTGTTGATGCTATAATAGCAACTTGTGCTGCTGCGAACGCTCCGGCTATTGCTGCCGCAATTCCTTTAGCAATTATTCCACCCGGAGTACCTGTAAATGCCGACAATACAGCCATTGGTATCGCTGCGGTCGCTGTCGCTATCTGAACCGCACGTTCTTTTCGTGCCGCTTCATTCTTTACCTCAGCAACCTTTTTATTATATTCCTTTTCAGACAATACACCTTTATTTTTTTGGTCTTCTAATATTGCAATATCACGTTGAGCCTTAACCGCAATTGCCGACGATGCAACGCCTGTAATGCCATTAGATATGTCGGTCAATCTTGTAACGAAATCTTTCGCTACTTGAATATAATAATCGGATTCTGTTTGGAAATCATCTCTATTTAATCCAAAGAAAGTTTCAAAAAAAGATTTAGGCTTATTTGACTTTATGAACACACCCTCACCGCCTACCGAAGCCACTCCTGTTGCACGTGGGCGGTCGATATTTGCAAATTCATTAAATTCTTTTTGCTCTTTATCACGTAATTCTTTTAATTTGTCAAGGTCTTTTACAAGTTGCACAATAAAAGGATTATCACTTGGGCTTGTGCCTAATTTCCTTTCTGCTGTGTATAGAGATACTAATAAGTCTTCGGTCTCTTTTATCTTTGTATCAATCTCATCAAAGAGTGTTACAACTCTATTCTCAAAGAAGTTTTTTAAAGGGAGTTGTGCGTTTAAATCTTCTACATTTTTCTTTACTTCTTTTGTCGATTTAGCAACTTTTTGTGTTTTATTTTTCAATGCTTCTTGTGCATCTGATAAAGCAACAACAGATACCATGTAAGATTGTCTCGATAAATTTACTATCTCTATTTGTTCATTTAATTTCTGTTCCGCAGACTTTACTTTACCTAATTGAGTGATATATTTATCGTTATTATTAAATGTAGTGCCATATTGAGATGTGATTGTAGATGTTGTAGATGTTGAAGTTTCTTTTAATATTTTTCTCTGTTTCTCAAGTTCTGAATTAAGTTGCTTTTGCTTTTCTAACTGCGAAGCATGTTCCAATCTTTTACTTTCTTTTGCTCTTTCTAAATAAAGCAAACTTTCTTTTTTGGCTTGTTCGTCTGTGTATTTGCCAATAGCTTTCATAAATGCAATAGACAAATCATTCTTATCTTTTTGAAGTTTCTCTAATTTATCCTTGTCTTCTAATCTTTTTTTATACTCATCTAAACTATTACTTGCTCCTGTTATCGCATTCTTTAATTTATCCCAATTCTCTACCAATGCGATTATACCTACAATAGCTATTCCGATACCTGTTGCAGCTAACGCAATCCTAAATAATTTCAATGCTCCGGTGCTTGTTCCAACGACAATATTATACGCAGCGGTCGCCTTTGACGCAGCCTGTTTCAATACGCTATCCTCTGCGGTCAACTCATTACCTATTTGTTGAATACTTTGTGTAACAGCCATTACAGCGTTTAACTTCAATAACCCCTCTTGTAAGTTCTTATTTTCCTTGCCTACTAATGACTGCACACCTAAGAATGCTTGGTAACTATTGGACATTAAGCTAACGCCTCGCACTACATTATCAATGCCACGTGTGTCACTTCCTAAATTTTTGATAACGGAATTTATATCACCGATTTTATCCTTTAACTCACCTGCTTTCTTAGCAGTTTCTTTCATGGCTTTCTCTATGTCTCGGTAGGTCTGCGTATTTTGTTTGCCCTCTGACTTTAACTTATCCATAGCCACAGCGAGGTCTGATATTTCCTTAGTGTACCTTTTTAGTGCAGTCTTATTGTTTTCAAGTTCATCACTCGTAATACTTGCTACTGATTTTACCGCTTCTAATTCTTTCGCTAACTTTTCAAACTCCTTAGTGCCTTTAGGAATTTCCGCCATTGCTGACTCCATTTTCTCTATTGCAGTCGTAGCGGTGTCTGTACTCTTAGATGCACTCGATAAATCAGACTTGTATTGTGCAAGCCCCTCTACCTTTAACTTTGCTATTATTTCATTATCTTCAGCCATAGCGACAAATTTAAAATTATCTAATAATTTGGGTTTATGAAATTTATTTTTTCTTACGATTTATTTCGGCATAATACTCGTTTAAGTACTTGTAAAATTGTTCAATAGTTAGCCTATCGTAATCATTCTGTGTCAACTTGTAATGCACACATAATATTATCTCTAACTCGTTTTGGCTTCGTTTATATCTATATGGCTCAAGTCCTTTACTAACTCCTGTATTGTTGACTGCATTAAAGCAAAGTTTATACAATTCTGAAAGGTGTTTTTGTAAAGCACTGTATATTCGTTCAGCTTCTGAAAAAAAAAACGTCGAAAACTTGGATATTGATTAAGATAATATCTTTTTCTTTCCATTGTTTCATCACTCCATTCAAATGGATTTTCATTGTCGAAAAAAAAGAATAAATCGAATAACGATAACATTATAGCTTCATTAGTATTATCGTACTCTTTGCGTGTAGTGTCTATTTGATTTACTAATATTATAAGTTCTTCCGTTTTATCTCTTATTTTTTCAGATGCATTCTTTTGATAAGCAAGTGCGTTAATCTCTCCGGCACACCTTGTTATCATTCTATGTCCTGCTGTTAACGTAGCCTTGCTAATGTCGAGATGTGCTATGTAATTAGCATTCTCTTGAATGTACAATAATTTTTTATTAGGCAATCTTTCGATATACTCATCTTTTACTTGATAGAGTTTACGACCATCCGGAAAAGTAAATATTACTTTGCCGTAGATTGATTTTTTGTTGCGAAATAAATCAAATAATCTTGCCATTTATCGAAATTTAATACACAATCACAAAAATAACGAAATGCATCGGTAATATGCAATCCGTGTTCTCTTTTCGCTTCATTCAAAGAATTATTTTTGTCAACATAAGAGATAGATAAGTCGTTAATAACCATGTGTGCGGACTTGTAGATATGGAAGTCTGTGTTATAGATTAATGCATTACATATCTCTCGGCTCAATGCATGAGAGATATTTGCCTTGCGTACTTTAACCTGACTATCACTAATTCTTAGACATATTTTTATTTTTGAATAGAAGTTTTTATTCGCCACATTATCGGCATTCTTTTGCCTACCACTCGCATCACCTGTTACTACAATGTAAGGAGTAGTAATTAGTCCAGAATTGATATATTTTTGCACAAACAACTCACACACCGCTTCCAACGGACTTTTACCGCTTATCGTATTTTCGTCTGCTAAGAATAGGTCTATCACCGATATTTCCTTGTCTATGACTTGACCAATAAGCAAGGTGCATGGATTGTTATTGAAGTCAAAGGAAAGAATAATCTGATGTTGACTACTTAACATGTAGCGTTCATCTTTGTAATGTTTACTTTCGTTGAAAGCATAGAAAAAAGGATTGGTTATGCTTACCACGCCCCACTTCCCTTGTACATCTACCAGTAATCTATTTATATCGCCATTAGCACCTTTCTCTAAGGTCTTTAAGTATTCTTTTTGGGCGATAAATTCGTTATCATTATAGGTAGAATGATTGAGTAAGGTTTCATACTTATAACTATCTTTTAATTTGTAGGCATCATTTTCGCTAAAGAACTCTTTCCTTAGCCAATGTTGCTCACTTACCGGATTGAAAGATACAGCAAATTGTAAGTATTTTGCCTGTGGGCTTCTTAGTAATGCATTTAAGGTAAGAAAATCATTTAAAGTTCCTTTGTTTATTTCGTCCCACCAAATAGCTGTAATATCGTCTAATCCTTTTGTTTTTTCCGGGTCATCCATTCCTTTTGGAATAAGAGAATTCCCATTTATTGGATTTACTATTCTATAATCTCCATCGTGGAAACGGAGCAAGTCATACACGCCTATTCTTTTGGCTACTCTTTTAAAACCCGCGTATTGTTGGTCACGGATGTTTATTTTCTCTTTGTTAATATAGGCTAAACGGAAATAATAAGGTTGAAACAATTCTAAAAGATACTTGATGTAGAAACTATCAGTTTTCCCTGAGCCACGCCCGCCGAACGCAACGATATATCTGTCGTGTGAGTGTATAAGATTATAAAACTTCTTTGAGTAAGCACTTTCATTCAGTATTATCTTCATTAGCGAACTTTTTACCTACTATATTGATTTCGGTCGATGACACGTTAATATCAGTTTTATTTGGTGCGTAATCGCCTTCTATTTTAGCTAAATAATCTAAAGCCCTTATCCTATCTCCATCAGTAGGTATTATTATTTGGTCGTTTACTATCCTTGCTTCACCTTGTGCGATATTAGACGCTATTTCTAATCGTTGTAATTTCGTTAATATATTCGATTTAAAGGCTTCTTTTTCCGCATCGATACTTAGTATATCTTTTTCTTTATTTATCTTATTTAGGTACTCTAAATGCCTTTTTTGTGCTTTTTTCCAATACTTTACAAATGTTGGTTCTGTACACTTAAATTTACTTAAAAAAACTAAATGAACATCTTTATATGTAATGTTACCTTTTTTGAACTCATCACAAATAAATGATATATATAATTCTTCTTTTGTCATAACAAATGATATAATAGGAGGGAATTTAAATTACAATCGGCTCGTTTTCAAATTTACGTCCTATTATTTCATGCCTTGCATTTCCTGATATAATTTCATTGTCATTAGAAACTGTTATACTTTCAATAATTCCGACTTTATCTACTGATTTTTCTAATAACGCCATACCATCTTTTGTATGTCTATTATGATTACGTGTGTCGGTTTTTAGTTCATTTATTTTTATTTTCTTTGACATAGCTAATTAAATCCATTTGATATTCGTCAATACCTTTCTCTTTATAGATATTTCTGTAAATATAACCATTTTTGTCTAAGAAATCAAATATATCTTTTCTCGAAATACCTGCCCTATATAAAGTTAAATCATTTAATTCAATTAACAAAGTAGGTTTGAACTTATTTATCGATTTTTCAGCACCTTTCAATACTTCTAACTCATAGCCCTCTACATCTATCTTTATGAAGTCTATTTGTGTGATGTTGTTATTTTCGACAAAGTTATCTAAAGTATCTAAGATTACACCTTTTTCGCTTTCGGTTATAAAGTTCATTCCGGCATTATCCTCTACCTCGTTGGTAGATACATAACCTTTTGTGTTACCTAATGCCATGTTATAGACAAATGTATTAGGTTTATAATTTAGGTTATAATCAAGACATTCAAAGGCTTCTTTACTCGGTTCAAATGCATATACTTTCCCTTTTTCGCCAACTGCATTAGAGTAGAATATCGTATGGTCTCCAATAAATGCACCTATATCAAAGACTACTCCATGTAATGGTATGAAAGGTTTCAATAATGGGAGCATATTTTGGTCGTGGTCAAGTCTGCCACTTTCTCGCACCCACTTTGATATACATAGGTCGCTTTCTATGGTCGCTATTCCATTGGTGATGTGCATAAGATGTTATTTATCAGTTCTAAATCTTTTTGTGTTAACCCGGACCAACTCCAAAATTGAACACATTTATTTTCCGGCAAATCTACACTACCTACTTCTAAAATTGAGTAGTTTTCATTTTCCATTTTATCACAATAATAGCCTAATACGTTAAATTCGCTGAACTGCCTATGTGGCTGTGATGTGATGTAATTCTCAATGTCGGAGAAATGTGTATTAAACCTTTCCAATGTGCTACGTAGGAATAGTTGCGGAGCTCGTCTCATGTACTCAAAGTCAATATTCTCTTTGAATAGGTTTTCGGTAGGCTTTTTCCAACATATCGCATCGCCTACGTTAGTGTAATTATCTTTTAGAATGACTGGTTTATTTTCGTAGAAATAATCTCTTACATCTGCTCCGGACTTAAATATAACATCGCTATCAACAAATAATATGTAGTCTCCATTGCAATAATTGTGTGCATGTAGTTTACTAACTTGTTGCCCTAAGTAATCATCTTTGTAAAGTTTACATGTGACAATCTTTTCTTGTGTGAGATGTCTTAGTAGGTGTTCTTGTCCATTCGGGATACAAATAACAATCTCGTCCCACCCTATTAAATTTTGATGTATAGACTTTAGGCAATGATTGAGCCACTTGATGTCATTGTGATATGTCCTTATAAATATACTAATCATGTGTTATTTTGGATTTAATAAGAGTATAGCTATGGTTACTATCGTTTATTGTATTTCCTGTTAACTTTAGTTCATCAGAGAATATCTTACCTGTTTGCAACCACTTTTCACGATTGTATTGGATGTTGTGTTTTTTATGATATATAGGACTGTGTCGAGGTGAAAATAATTCAACACCTTTCCTTATTGCAATAATAGGTAAGAAGTAGTCCCAATGGCATTGCCCCATTACTAAATTTGTTTCCGGAACTTTATGTGCAAAATCTTTAGTAACAAAAAAAGCATCAAACCCACTCCTAAACAATGTAGCGTTAGAGATTGAACTATCGTAATCATTTCGGCTATAAATGGACAAAGATGTTTCTTTTTTAATTAATTGCCCATAAATCTCAATGTCTGAATTAATAATCAATGCATCTCCTTTCTCTTTTATCCAATCAATAAAAGCTGATAATCGAATATAATCTTTGCCAAATTCTTTTCCTATTTTATCCGTTTCAATAAATGTGACATCTTTAAACACGTATTTCAAAGTTTCAATATCTTTTTTTGAATTAAAACTAAACACGCTGTATTGACTCCAGCTTTTTAAGGCTCTAAGTTGGTCATTTATTCGATTAAGAGATAGCGAAGTAAGGATATTCATTAATAAATAAAATTAACATCAAACCACCCCTTATCACGCTTCGTGACCTCTATATTTACTCCTCTTTTTTTTGCTTTCATCTTTTGTGCCGGAGTGATTTGTCGTGGTGAGTATAAATGTAAAATACTTTTTTTTGTTTCAGAAATTGTAGTTAAAACTTCTTCTAAGAAAGAATTATTCATAATAAAATCTTTTTATAAAGTTACGAAAAAAAATTAAATCAATCTATTAATATGTTTCACCATGATTTTACGCACGACCTCAATGGTGGGATATATTATAAGTCGTCTTTTCTTTATGGCAATCTATACATAGTGTCTGTAAGTTATATAAACTACATGCACCACCACCAATAAAAACTGGTCTAATATGGTCAGCTTGCCAATATTTTGAATATACACCGCATTTACAACAAAACCCTTTATCACGTTTAAATACTTCGTCTCTGATAATTTTATTGTCACCTTTTACAATAGCAAAATTTATATAGGATTTTTGTCGGCAAATATCAGAAAACCATTTTTTTCGATTCTTAGGTAAATCATTATTGCACCCACAGGCACATTTACCATTTATAGTTGGGTAAAGATTATTTAGGGTTAATCCTATTTGATACCTATTAAAGTGGTTAATCATAGTATCAAACTTAATACATTTGTCCATATACTACATAGGGTTTAATGTTAACATTTGTGTAAATACCAATTTTTGTGTAGAATTGCATATAGTTACCTTCATTTTATTTATTTTGGGTTTTATAACTCAGCCCAGAAGTTTATTTCAATTCAAGGTATTTCTGTATTTCATTTTTTGCGTTCTCAAAGCCACATTGGAAACTCGCTTTAAAGCCTTGCGCTTCCATATCCAAAAGAAATTGATGCTGTTCAGGAAAATAAGAAGTGCCATTGCGTTTGAATACTTTAACGCCGTTTGCTTTTAATTCAATACATAAGCCTTTGTATTCGCCACGTGGCTCAATGATAATAAAGTCTGATACTCCATTTCGTGCGCCCATGCGTGAGTAGAGATAGCGCTCAAATGCAGACTTTTTGCCCTCGTTTGGCGTGTGCCACCAAAATAAGTGTCTGTGTTGAATTTTAAGCCATGTGCATAATTTTATGTGCTCATGCGTTTCTCTTGTGATGTACTTGTCGTATGGATTTGGCATTTTATTTTTTTTTGTAATTTTTTTAAAATCAGATTTAACAAAATCACTCGCTAACTTTCTGATTTTCAACTTATTTAATTCCTTGCGACAAAGCACAAGATTTGCGTAGCCTGTTTCAAAGATTTTACTTTTCGGTACAATATGGTCAAGGTCGTATTATTGATTAATTACGTTTAAAATTTGTTCTGAAAGTTTTGATTGAGATTTTAAACATAAATCTGTAATTGTTTTTAATTTATCCATGTTTGTAATTTTTTGTTTTGTGTGTTGATAAGATAACCACGCCCAAACAGTAACACGTGTATTCGTTGCCGTGTCTAATCGAGATTGTAAGGTAATCAAATTTTGTTTTAAATCGCCTATTCGTGCTGATATAGTGGACTTTGGCAATTTAGTTATTATAGACAATTCGCCAATCGTGATGCCTTTTTTGTGCGATTTAATTATTGCCTTTATCCATTCCGTTTGTGTGGAATAGTCATGCGACATGTAACAATAATTTCTGTTTAATTCTGAAGTCGATAATAGTTTTTTCATTTTATTTGTTTTTAGGTTTACAATTTAACTTAATTCTAATATTTTCATAAATGTACCAAATTTTGATTGTTTTTTCATTTTGAAGTATTTATACTACTTTGCGATTATCTTTGGAATTTTAGTGTTTAAAATAAGAAATAGGCATATTTTTAGCGTTGTTTTAATTCTTTATTGTAAAAATGTTGTTGAAATTCACTCTTTGACAAATATTTTTCATTTCGGAATGTTTGGCTTTCAAGCTGGAATTTTATGAACGATTTTATTTTTTTTGAAATCACTTCTGAATTGTACCCACTCGACTTTAACGACATCAGCCATTCCGTATCATTAACCGTTTGCAAGATAATTTCTACCAAATCGACATACTGTGAATTGATATTGTCGGTGAGGTAAATAATCGGTTTACTTATACCAAAATTACTAATAAGTTTATTTTTAATTTCTTCATCTAATTTTTCAAATTCTCTCACTCGAAATTCTTGAAAATTTTCAAGGCTATTTTTGCTTTTATTTTTTTTTATTTTATTTTCTTTTCTTTCCTTTTCTTTTCTTTGTCGATTATTGCATACATTAATCGAGTTAATGTATGTATTAATCGAGTTATTGCATACATTAATCGAGTTAATGTTACACAATGCATGCAATAATGTGTCCTTAGAAATGCAATCATTTTCTCGCCTCTTGTATGCATCTTGTATGCTTTCGATAAAACTTTCGCACCAAATTATCCTGTAATTTTGCCATAATTCTTCATCAAATTTTCCGACCTCAACAAGGTCATTAATGATGTCTAACAGTTTATTTTTATCAATATTGCAACGTGCTGTTAAATGTAATAATGAAACCTTATCGCTAAGTATAAGATAGTGATATTCCGTTCTTGCAAGTTCTCTAAGTATTTTAAATAATACAGTGAAACCATCGTTTCCATACCTATGTTCTATGTATGCCATTTTCTTCCCATCTTCCACGTAGAATGGAAAATAAGATACTGTATTCTGCTGGGGTCGTGCCATTCGTTTATTTATTATTTTGTATTTGAATTACGTGGATATGCGCTACGTGTAGCGTGTATCCACAAGTTATAGGGCATTTAAGACATCCTGTATCTCAAAGATGTTATCCCTTACTCCTGTTTGTTCTTCTTTTGAACTTTCTCTATCTGAAGAACAGTAACAATCAATCCTGTTTTTTATCTCATTAGCAATATCTTCTGCTTTATTGCCTTTCCATTCGATTACTATGTCTTTCAAAGCAATCACTAATTTATCAAAGTTATCCATTGTCGTTAAATTAAAAACGCCCTATAACATACGCTATACAAAAGCAGGGGCTTTACTGCTAATACAAGCGGTGTGCATCTATTTATCATTGTGGTAGGCTGAAAGGGAGTGCATCTTAACCCCTGCCTTCGTATATGCTCAACGTTATCGGCAAGCGGGGTGCAGTGCTTTTAATGAACATTTGTGAGAGAACTTTTTTTAATTTTTTCCCCACGCTCTTTTAAAAACAAATAACACTGGTCCCGACATTCATCTGGTCCACCATTTGCTTCAATACTGGACCGCTCCAAAAAGAAAACCAATCGGAGTTTTTTGTCCGCTATTGGTTTTCTACCTGCTTTTGATTTCTTTTTCATTACCATCCGAAATTTAATCCTGTGAAATATTCATATTTATGACCTGTTACTATTGTTAGTGTCCAGATTGTGCTTTCTGCTTGCAGTTCTGATACGCTTGCATTTGTTAATTCAAAATCTTTGATGAAATCTCTTACGGTTAAATATCCTTTACCCTGCTTCATCATCTCTTTTAGTTCTTTGATTAGTTGCTTTTTCATTGTATATGTTTTTAAATCTGATGTAAAAATAGGGTTTATTTAAATACGGTGGTAATTTAATTGCACTTTTTTATGCACAAAGTTATTAACATACCGTAACTGTTTGATAATCAAAGGGGAAAAATACATAAAATCCACCCTAAAAAAATTAAAAAAAGTTCTTTTCGTGCTTTTAATGAGGTTTCTGCTGAAAATCCCGCCAGCCTATAACACGTGTTTTGTGCAATAGGGGCTGACGTGGTTAATTGAACATTTGTACTACTAATCGGCTTTTGTCGTAGGTTGAAAGTTCCGTTTCCAAAATCCCCTACTGCACAAAGCACCTTAACGTTATTTCGGCTTCTGTTTTAATAATAGAGACCCTGTAACCGACTTACCCAATATAGAGGCATTTTCGGTGATTATTTCAACAGATAAATTTTCACCCAGTGATTTTATCCACTCTCGTTCTTCTTCTGTTGTGGCAATTATTACTAATTGCTTAACTCCGTTTTCAATTTTGATTATTTCCATTTCGTTTGATTTAAAAGAGTACTGGCGGTAACATAAAACCCCTACTCAAAACCCGCCAGCCTCCGTTTATTTACATAAATAAGCCATCAACAAGATTATCATAAAGTAAATGATAATCTCTAATACTGTCGCTGTTTTTTGTTTATTTCTCATTTGAGTATTTTAGAAATTCAAACATACCATTTTCAACGTGTGCAAATGCACTAATGGTAAATTCTTGCATGTCCATAACTAATCCACTTGCAGGATAAATACAAGTGTATTTTTCGTTGACACACTTTAGTACAAGTGCGCCATTGCTATCGACCTCAAAAGAGCCGTCAATCGGGAGTTTCAATGTGTGCTGTGACATTGTATTTTGTTTTTAATTGTTTGACGTTGTAAAAATAGCACAATTATTTTAATTTACTACACTTGAATTAAAATTTAACACTTCTTAACATTTAGTATTTTTAGAATATATCAAAACCGTTACTATTGTTTTGCATAGAACTATTGTTATTATTAGCCGATTGCATCATTCGTTCCGCTTCTTGCGCATACATAGGCGAGCCAAACCAATCATTCCAGCTTATTAACTTTTGGCGTGGTTTATCAAAATAAAGATAGTTATTCGCCACGCTTGAATAACGTCCTTTTGCATATATGACTTCTATCTTGCCTCTTTCGTCAATCGCAATATCATTCCATTTTGCACCATTATTCTTTTTCCAATTTTCATCATATAAAATAAATATATCTGATGCCGCCTGTTCCAATCCTCCACCTCTGATACTCATTGCTGTTGGTCTATCTCCACTATTGTCTCTCGCTAATTGCGATAATCCGATAATACTAATATCTAACTTCTTTGCCAACACTTGCAATCTATTACTTAAACGCTCATTGCCTCTAACATCGGTCATGCCTTTCTCTGTAACATCAATCAATTGCATATAATCGACAAATACAATATCTATTCTGAATTTCTGAACGAATGTTTTTATTTTAGTTATAATGTTGCGATAATTCAACTCCGTGCTATCGTCAACGAATATATTATTATCGTATTCTTTCTCTTGCGAGTTTACAATACTGTCTTTCTCTTGCTCCGATAAATCATTAGAAATTATACGCTTACTGCTTATTCCTAAGTCAGACTGTAAGGCACGTGCGCCAAGCATATCCTCCGACATTTCTGCCGACAATATTCCAACACGATAACCATTCTTAGCAATATTAGTAGATGCCGACATGATAAACGCTGTCTTGCCTGTACCTTGATAACCAGCCACGATATTAAATGTCTTAGACATAAAATCTAAACCATTAATTCCTAAATTAAAACATTTCGCTAAAGGCTCATTACTTAATAAGCATTTTTTGATGTTATTCTTAATGCGTGTTAGCGACTTTATATTACTCGATTTAAGTTCATTTATCGTCATTGATTTTAGCGATAAATTATCTACCAAGTCAAACACATCTACTGTGTCTTCGTATGCATCTTTTATCGCCTCTTGTGAAATGCGTATTACTTCACGTTGCATAAATTTCTGAACTAATATATACGCTGAATGCTCAACATTTGCTGTTGAGACAACTTCGTTTGTCAAGTCAGAAATATAAGATGCGCCTCCACATTTCTTTAAATCACCATTGCGTTGTAATTTATCGACAATAGAAATAATATCTATTGGAATGCTATTTGCAAATAATTCTGAAATTGCAGTAAATATTTTACTGTGAATATCTGAATAAAACATATTATGCGATACAATATCGATTATCCGCCCTATTGTATTTTGTTCTTCGATACAAGCACCTAATATATATCTTTCAATATCTTGCGCCTGTGGTGGTATTTTGTTCATTGGTACGTTTATTTTTATTTTTTAGTTTAAAATTCGTGGATATGCGCTACTCGTAGCGTGTATCCACAAGTTGTACGCAACCTTAAAACAGCTTCGGTGCATAATTCAACCTTTTATTTATAATTTCAACATATTGGCTTTCTGTTTCAAAGACAATACAATTTCTTTTTAATTCTTGACAAGCGACAATTTCAGAACCACTACCACCAAAAGGGATTAAAACATTATCGTTTTCATTGGTACTTGCTTTAATTATTCTTTGGCAAATATTCTGCGGTTTCTGTGTTGGGTGTCCATATCTTACTTTATCAGGTGTAAAATCCCATACATCAGTAGTTGAATAAGGTAGATTAAAAGTAAATCGTTTACCATCAAATTCAGTTCTTAATTCATCATAAGGTATTTGCCAAAATCCTGTTTTTTGCAATACTTCGTAATGTTCTTTTTTTGGTAGTTGCCAAGTAGCATTTCCGTTGTTGTTTGGAGCAAACCAGTTATAAGGTTGGTTGCCTGTAAATCCAAACATTTCTTTTATTTGCTTTATTGTCAATCCACTTTGTTTCCATTGCTCATTCAAATAATCCCTTTGATGTAGTAAAACCAAATCATTATCTTGATTTACATAGAAAAGCAAATATTCACTTGCTGTTGGGTACATTCTTAATTTATCGCTTGTTCTTCCAGCAATGCTTTTTAATCCTTTGTCAAGTGTAATGTTTTGCCTAAAATTCAACTGCTTATCAAATATCAATACTTTTTGTTTACTCAAAATATCAAAGTTACCATAGCAATAAAATGAACCCGTATCTTTCAAAACTCTTACACATTCATCAAACCATAATTTGCACCAGTCCAAATAATCTTGTTCTGTTTTCCATTGCTTATCCCATTTCTCATTTATAGCTTTGTAATATGGTGGGTCTGCAATAATCAAATCTTGGCTTTTATCTTCTATGTTTTTAAACCCTTCCAAAACATCAACATTGCGGACAGACAAAAAAGGCTGCGTACAACATTGCATTGGCAATAGTTGGGCAGACGTGCCAAAATCAACATTATTACTACTATTAACTTTTGTACTCATACTAAACTTTTGTTTTTCAAATTCCCAACCATCGCCAATGCTTCAACGTTAGCGGCAATACGCAGACACCCTGCTAACAGCAGTTGCGTAATGTTCGGCATCATTTTCAATTCCAATAAAGTGACGGTTAAGTTTTTTGCAGGCAACCCCAACTGGACAACTACCCATACAACTATCCAATACGGTATCACCCTCATTGGAATAACTTTTAACAAGCCACTCCATCAATTCTACAGGCTTTTCGGTCGGGTGTTTTTGGTCTTGCCTTCTCCATTTCTGCTGGAAAAATTGGACTGTTGACGGATAACGAAAACCCGTGTTTATAGTTTCGCTTTCCGATACCACTCCAAGTTTGTGATTGTTCGGCTTGTCTCCATTATTGGCTTTTCGTTTTCTATAATATGGTTCACCATCTACCAACTGCGGATTGTATTTTACCTTACCTCTGCCGAATACAAGTATATTTTCGTGTTTTTGTACTGGTCTGTGTTTAGCCGTAAATGAACTTCCGCTTTTGGATTTATGCCAAATCAATTCATACTTAAACATTTTTGGATTAGACATTGCTAACTTATAAAGAAACAAACCCGAACCAAATAAAAGTATTGCAGCATCATTTTTGGTTACTCGGTTGTATTGTTCCCACATTGGCTCAAAGGGTATTACGACATCCCATTTATTTTTAGTTGTTCCGTAGGGCAAATCGGTAATTATCAAATCAACGCTGTTTGAAGGCAACGTTTGTAAAACTTCAAGGCAATCACCCAAATAGAATGTACTGCGGCTAACATCGGTTTGGCAAAATGGGGGCTGACTGTTTTCTATCATCATTTATTTGTTATTGAACATTAGTAATTCTAATCGGCTTTTGTGGGTATAATTCCCCCACTTCGCCAAGCCGTAGGCGTTATGTGTAATTGCTATCATTCTGCTACTAATGAAGTTTTCGGGTAAGGTAAAATTTCGTATTTCAATTTACCCAAAAGTTCTTTTTTTCTTTTCCCCTTCGCATTAAAATAAATGTATCGGTGTTTTCTCGGTCTTTCAACATAGTAAACGTTTTCATCTCCATATTTATCCCTTACTTCCTGCATTGTCATTCTATTGGCGTAAGTTGCGTGGTGTTGGTGTTCCAATCCTTTTACTTTAGGGTCTTTAAATTTAGCACTCAGCCCGCAATAAAGGAAATTTGTGGCTTGGTAAACCGTTCCGTTATGCCCTTGCTGTATCTCTGCAAACGAAACTATTATCTCTTTATCCAGCAACTTTAATGTATTGCCAATCAAAAAACTTTCAGTATTCTTTGGTGTTCCGTCTTTTATCCAAAGTCTTGTCAATTCATAAACGTTGCTTTGTTCTTCTTTGCCACAAATTCCTTTTAATAACGTGCTACTGCAACTTACGCCATACATTACAACACCGATAATATTATTGCATTGCTTACAAAACAGTCCGTATGCTTTTGAGCATGGTGCTTGCCTATGTAAATAATGGTTTTCAACTACTATTTTGGTAGCTGTTTTGTAATCAACATCACGCACAAAAAAAAGAACTTTTGGGCTTTCGTCTGTAAAACCGCAACTACACATAACAGCACCTATGCAAAAGGCGGTGTTAGTGGTAGTATTTAGGTTTGTATCTTCAAATAATGTTTGTTGCATAATATCAAGTTTTGTGTTTCAAAATCCGCCCTTCGCATAGCTGCAAATCGTTATACGCTACCTTGCGACCACTCCGAAAGTTTGAGAGTAACATATAATTTTAGTTCGTCTGTTTTTGACATCGGACAACGAAAACTTACAGTTTTTGTAGGCTCATTAAACGCTGACTTTCTGCCAGCGTTTTTTCGTTTACCTCCTCTTAATTGCATTTTGCGTTTACCCAAGCCTTTCGCATCCATCTTGAAAATATTTTAGTGTTGTTTATCTTTAGAATATTATAATGCTCTGCATCACGATTTGAAATAGTAATTATATCGCCAACCTTTGCAAATATTTTACCTGCATTAGTAGTAGTTACTTCAAATCCTGTTTTTACTGTTTTGCGTTCCATTTCTTTAATGTTTGATTTCGTTTACAAATATACAACCTTATTTTGAATATCCAAACATTTTCAAAAAATATTTTCAGATACAAAGAAAGGCAGCGTATAACACACGTTTGGCAAAAGTGGCGGTGCAGTACTCCGCTTGACAATTACTGCTATATTCAACATTCGTTCTCCGCATTAGCTTTTGTGGTTTAAATCGCCACCTTCGCCAAGCCGCAAACCGTTGGCAGCAATTAGAACAGCTTACCAAACAACTTTCTAATTTCGGGCTTATGAGTAACGTCATTGCCATAATCTGATACATTATTGACAAATTCTGCTATATTTTCCTTGTCAATAGTTCCTGTAGACTCGACTATCGCAAAATTTCCTTGAATGGCTTGGTCTTCCCATTCCCAAGCGATGTAAGCTCGAAATTGTCCATTTTCAGGAAGTAGCACAATGCCGCCAATTGCTTTACCTTTTACTCTTGAGTAATCTTTTGATTTTGTTTTTACTGAGTTCATTTTCGATTGAATTAACTGCTGCCAACAATGTATAACCGATAATAAGCACGGGCAGCGTTTGTGCATAAATCGGAAGTATAGTTTTAGTGCTTACTACGGTTATACTAGACCGTTAGCTGCTATTTTACCGACCACTCCGAAAGTTTAGATTTGACAATTAATTTCAGTTCGTCAACCTTTGACAGCGGACATCGAAAAGCAACCGTTTTAGTTGCTTCGTTGTATTTAGGTTTAGCACCCGACCCTTGCCGGGTGCCTCCTCTTGTTTCTTTTTTCTTTTTAGGCTGCAATTTCATAACCCATTTTAGAAAGTTTTTGAGCATCTGCAAAACAAGCCACCCAATATTTACCGTTATCACCAAGCATTACAATATGTAATTTTATACAGTTGTTTGCCCATCTGTTAGCACCTTCTAAAGTTGAGAACTGGTCGATGTTGTTTCTAAGTCCTAATATGTTTTTTAAATTTGTCATTTTGTTTACTTTTTTTGTTGATACAAATATACAACATTTTTTTGATTTTGCAAACTTTTTCAAAGATATTTTTAATTTATTTTTTAAAGTGCTGATAACCAAAGAGAAAAAAACAGCAGCTAACACGCAATTGGCAAAATAAAAGCCATCAAGTGTAGTGCTGAATATCAACGGTAGTTCAAGGCTTTTACTTCGCCAATCGCCGCCGTTATGTGCAATAAAAATTTTAATAATTATTTTTCCCACCGCACTAAAACAGTTCCATTTGAATAGTCGGTTCAAAACTTGCATCATAATTTTTGTTTTCGTTTTTTGGATATGGTTGTGATTTATAAATCATATCTTCAATTAGTTGTTTTTTGTTTTTAGCATTTATAAAAATGTATCGGTGTTTAGGTAGTTGTTTTATTATTTCTCCACCAACTGCCAGTATGTTATCCTTCCAATGCAAATCTTCATTATATTGTTTACCTAACATTTTTCGAGTAAATTCAATATTCATATTTCTTCCGTGATATTTTTTACCAAACAAAATAAAATCCATACTCTTATTTTTTGGTTCAGCAAGTCCGCAGTAAATAAAATTGGTTGCTTGATAAATATATCCGCAATGATTATTATTTGCATCTGCATAACTTACTATAACATTTGGTTTTGGCAATATTTTTAAACACCCACTGACAAAAAATGAAGTCAAGTTTTTTTCGTGATTATCATTTAAAACCAACCTGCTTAATTCCATTACATCAATATTATGTTTGTCATTAAATAATTTACCGCCATTATTCCAAAACCTTGATGGTGCTGGGGAAAACACACAAACACCAAGTATAATATTGTTTTCATCATATAAACCAAAAACATACATCATAATCGGAGTTCTACGAGCATAGTGTTTTTTCAGCAACCATTCTATTGCAGTAGAATTGCTAATTGATTTTATTTTATATTTTTCCTTAATTGCCATCGCACAAATAATTATTAAAAATTTTACAGACACATAACAGCACCTATACAAAATAAAAGTGGCTGCGAGCATCATGCAAATATTGAAGTTAGTGGTAGCCACTTTTACTTCGTATAACTGCAAAGCGTTAGCGGTAATTATCCGTTAGGATGGATTTTACAACCATTCGGATACCACTTATCACCGCCAGTAAATCTTATGCACCTGCACTCGTCAACGGCTAACTCACCGCTAACATTGTGTTTGCGCAATTTTCGTTCTCGTTCCATAATAACAGCCCCGTCAAGCAATGATACTATGTGCCTTGCATCAATCATTGAAACCTCACCTATTTCTGCTGCTATTAATATCTGCTCTTTAGTATATTTTTTCATATAAAAATTTCGTTAAAAACTGCGCAAACACAAGAACCGTTAGCCGTTATTTTTACCAGCTTCCACATCAGACGGAGTTTGCAAACTTCCAAGACGAATAATATAAGTTTCCGTTTCGTATGGAGTTTCAAATTTTAACCTTTTTAAAGTGTGGTAAGGCAGCACTTCATTGTCGTTGCAAAGTGCCACCAATGAGCCATAGTATTTATGGCTGTCGGTGGTTTTGTTTTCTAAGTGCAAAATTTTACGCATCAATTATAAATTTTCATAAGCGTTAACAATAGTTCTGTAAGCATACTGCTTAGCCTCTTGATGTTTCTTTTTATCACTGTCATCATTTAACCAGTCAAAGCATTTGCTGTTGGTTGTATGCACTTTAATTTCTTTACCCTTGTAAGTTGCAGTTAGGTAATATTGACCGTAACCACTTGCCTTTGAAATGTTGATTTCTACTTGTCTGAAAGTTGCCATTGTGTTTGATTTTATTGTTTAAAAATTATAATGAAAGAAATGCGTTAACTGCTTCGATTGTATATTTTTTGCTAAAATGTTGAGTTCTGAATTTATTGCCAGATGTATTTAACCATTTGCCAAATTCACCTAATTTTTTTGCAGCCTTAATTGGAGCAAGAATATCAGCAGATGCACTTTTGTTAGCTTCTAATTTTGCTTTGCTTTCTGCTGCTTTTCTATCAGATTTTACTTGCTCATTTAAGAAAAACAATTTCCACTCTTTTTCTAACTCTTTGTTACCATTTAAAATACCAGTAACAATATTGTTATGAAATTCGCAACGTTGTTCAGCAGCAGCCCATCCGATATATTGTGGCTCATAACTTTCAACTGTTCTAACTTTCAAAAAGTTTGTGTAGTTAGCTTTTGCGTTTTCGATTTGTGTAGTTGTGTAAGTCATATCTTTTTGCTTTTGTTACACGAATATACAACATATTTACAAACTACCAAACTTTTTTTTGTAATTATTTTTAAGATATTTATAAAATAGTTTGTAACTAATTGATTTTCAAACAACTTATTTTTGTAAATATTTTGAACATTTTTCTATAAAATACCCAAAACAACGGCTAACAGTGCATTTATAAAAGTTTGGCAGACGAATAACGTAGCATCAGCAGAATAAAGCCAGGCATTTTCGGGTCTTTGGGTCGGACGTGCAAAGCCTCCAAACCTTCATAAATACCTCAACGTTATCGGAAATCCTACGACCAAACACAGTCCTTCCAAAAAATTATTTTTCCGACAAACATTTTTTCTTCATTATCAAACCAAAGTTTTATTCACGATTCATCAACCAAAAAATAAAAGAACACCTCCGCAAGACAAAACAAACGTAAACAACAAACTTGCGGAAGTGCCATATATCATTGTAATATGTCATTTACACGATTGTAAACCTCCGTCATCGCAGGGTCTTTTATCGCCAAAAACTCCAACCCTCGCCTCTCATAATAAATAATAGTAGCGTGGTCTTTTTTTAAGACTTTACCTATCATATTATATGACATGCCTAAGCTTCTAAAATGCAAAGCTAATGACATTCTTATATTTACCAAATGTTGACGTCTGCTTTTTGCGTGAATATCAATATCAAATTCTTTATTGACGATTTTCATTTTCTCAACCATCATTAAGACTTGTGCCTCTACTTTTTCTTTTCTTATTTTAAAAGCGAAAGAGTAAGGCGAGTCGCCTCTATTAGATAATTCTCTCTTTATCGCCAAATGCATGGCGTATAATTCAGAACTTGTGTGATTAGTGTACATACGTTTATTTATTATTTTGTGTTTAATTTACGTGGATATGCGCTACGTGTAGCGTGTATCAACAAGTTAGTGGCAATACTCAGAAGCCCTACGAACAGCGACATCGTAATATTGTTTTTCCTTTTCAATTCCAATTGATTTGCGGTTTAATTTGATACAGGCTAAATTTGTTGTTCCTGAACCCATTGTATTGTCCAATACCATCTCTCCTTCGTTTGTGTAGGTTTTTACAAGGTATTTCATAAGTTCAATTGGCTTTTCTGTTGGGTGGTTCTTGTTACCAATTTTACCTGCAAATTCAATAACACTTTTTGGAAAAGTACCTTTGTTTTTATTTCTTTTAAATTCATAATTATCAGACATTCTATCCTTCCAAGCGTTTAACCCAACTTCAATACTTTGGTTTTTTCTTTCTGAATAAACTTTTTCGTTTTCATTAAGTATTGGAAAATATTTCATTTTATTATTTTTCTTCGTGTAAGAAACATTACTTTTTGAAAAAACTAATATGTTTTCGTGTCTTTTAATTGGTTGGTAATTAGCTTGTAAAAAGTTACTTGATGTGTTTTTTACCCAAACCCAATCATACTTAAATAAATCTAATTTTGAAACTCTTAATACGCTACTAAATGGTTCACTACCAAACAAAATAATAGCACCATCATCTTTAATAATTCTTTCATATTCCGCCCACAAATTATCCAATGGCAAAACGCTATCCCATTTACAAGCGGTCGTACCGTAAGGTAAATCACAAATAATCGCATCAATCGATTTATCCTCAATAAAAGGGAAAACATCGAAGCAATCAGCGTTCACAAAAGTACTGCCACTAACATCGGTTTGGCAAAATTGGGGGTTATGCGGTAAATTCAACATCTGTATTTCAATTTAAGTTTAGTAGTAATTGAGCGTTTCGTTTTCAAAATCCCCAACTTCGCCAAGCCGCAAAACGTTGGGCGTAATTTTAACGCTCCCCGACAGTATGATTATCTCCATAGACAGCAAGTGCTGAATATTGGTAAGTTGGCTCTACTGAAATAATAGATATATCTTTATTGCTGTGCAACCAATAAATTACATCTTTTGCTCCAAGTTTCGTTATACCATAGACTTCTTTTTCAGCAACCCATTTTTTCCCTGATGGGTAATTTATTGAATATTTTACCCTAAACTTTTGCATTCTTTGATTATTCATAAGAAAAACTACGCCCAACATTATATTGGCAAAAGCAGGGCTGATGTGCTTAAACCAACAGAAGTACACTTATTAAACTTTTGTGATGACATCGGCAGTAGTACTTCAATTCCCTGCCTTCGCCAATATTTTGCCGTTATAAGCAAGCTGCTACGTTCCTGCTTCGTTTGACAATTCCGTTTCAAAAGAATTAAAAAAAAGCCCACCGCACTCTGAAATACGATTTAAAGCAATTTCATAATACTCTTTTGATAATTCACTACCTATAAAGTTTCTATTATTTAAAATACTCATTTTGGCAGTTGTTCCGCTTCCTAAAAAGCAGTCATAAACCAAATCTCCTGCGTTACTCCAACTAATTATATGGTCATTTGCTAATTGTTCAGGAAACATTGCAGGGTGTTTTATCTTTCCTGTTTGTGTGCTTCCTACAATGTAATACCAAATGTTGTTTCTCAATTTCTCATCGCTGATAACATCTCTTTTGTTTTGTAGTGTCGGTTCGTTTTCTGTATTGTTCTTATAAAAAGACCTTGTTCGTGATGCCATTTCGCCACCATACTTTGATTTTTCTTTCAGTCCATTAAATGTTTTAGGTTTCCCTTTGCTAAACACAAACATATATTCAAACTGCTGTTCGTATCGATTGTGAGTTAATGGTATCGGATTTTGTTTTGCATAAATCATTGTATCGTGCAAATTAAATCCTATCTCTTTAAAAAATAATGCTTGCTTAAATGATGTTCCGCTTTCACTTCCATTCATTGTTGCATCACCAACAACCCAAACAACAACACCGCCTTGTTTCGTAATTCTAAATAACTCTTTGGCAATTTCTTCAAATGCAAATGAGTAGCCTTTGTATTCTCGTAAGTTATCATAAGGCGGTGAAGTAACCGTTAAGTCAATGAAATTATCAGGCATTTTAGCCATCGTATCAAGGCAATTCTCGTTGTATATTTTATTTATTTCCATCGCTTCTTTTTTTTTATTCTTTTGTTTAGTGCTTCGTATTTAGCTTTTCGTTTAATTAACCGCAGCCAGCTTATAACAGCGGTTTGGCGGCATTAAAACGACCGCCAAGCCGCAAAACGTTGGGCGAAATGCCTACCACCCTAAAAGGGCAAGTCTTCAGTATCAGCATTTATATCTTTTGAAAGAGGCTTGATTGCCTTCTTCCACTCTGGTTTATCATAGATATTTGTGACAACTTCAAGTGAATAATCTTTGTCTGCCAGTTCCGCAAAATCATCTCCCTCGCTTTTATTTACTACGGTGTACTGTAGTAAGTCGGTATCAAAAACAACTACTCCTGTAAATTCATTTACTGAATGCCAGGTTTTGTTTTTGGCAATCATTCTTACTACATCGCCTTCGTAAATATTGGTGTTTGTTATATCATCTTTGCCAGTGTATTGCCCGACTGTTGTGCTTTCAACATCATACGTCTTTGTTGTCATTTCTACATCGCAAATGTTTGAAATCATTGTGCAGTAACTTCCGTTATACTCGTGGTGTAAATCGCCATACACCCAACCGCAATCATAATACTCACCTGTTCGGCGGTTCTTCCTGTAAACTTTTGCTCTAAAATGTCTTGACATATCGTTTAAGTTTTAAGTGACTAATTGATTAACCGGCACATTCGCCCAACATTGTATTTATAAAACCGGGGCTGGACGAATGAGTTACCAGCTTCTCCCACTTAGTTCAACTTCAGATACTGCGGCTAAGCACCACAGCAATGAATACCCCGGCTTCATAAATACCCGTCCGTTATAAGCCATTTAAAGCAACATCAACATTGAAGAATTTATCAAACTTCAAAATCATTTCTAAAGAACCGTGTTCAGGCTTAAATCTTACACCAGTATAGTTTATCAAAATACTACTGTAAAAGTGAATTTGTATTTCTTCTGGTTCGTCATCGTTCAGAGTTTTTATAACTCGTGGCTTATTTTCCAATATTTCCATTACAGATTTATTGTCTTGAAAAATGCCTTTCATTACCTTGATGAAATCATCTTTCTTTAATTGAAATAGTTTCTGAAATATTGGAAACCCTATTTCGTATTGCTCTCTGTATTTTTGTTCTAAAGTCATTTTGATTGAATTAAAAACGGCTTATAACACGTGCTTTGCAATATGGCGGGTGAAGTGCAAAATTCAGCGTTAGTACCTTGATTAAACATTTGTACGTTATTCATCTTTAGTAATTCTAATGCCGTTACTTCCCAAGAGTTACCGCATAACTTGATGTGCTACTCTTAGCGACTTTTGTCGCTAAGAGCTCGCCTGTATCTTCGTCAATTAGAGAGGCACCTATCTTTGTAGCCAACTTTATCCTTTCCTCCTGCTCTCTTAACTTCGTTAATAATGGCTGTATTTGTTCATTGATTTCACACCACTTAGCATCTTGTGAATAATCATATTTTACGCCTAATTCTTTAACTTCCACCTTTGCGCCTAATAATTCAGCAATCTTACCATGTGTGCCTAATTCCGTTAAAATATTCTCATTAATAGATTTAAGACTATATGATAGTGCTTCGATTATGAATTTGCATTTAATAGCATATTCCAGCGCACTTATGTTGCCATCTTTTACGCCTTTTGCGAGTTCATCGGCTAACAATACTATATTAGCCTTTGTTGGCACTATTTCTTTTATTTTGATTACCTCGTGCATGTTGTTTACTTTGTTGTATTTTTAAAAATATCTGACAGTAGATTCTCATATTGTAATTTATAATTATCATTACTTTAAAATGGTAATACTTCCGCATCTTCTATTGATGCATTGTTATTGTTATCTTTTGGCGTGTATGTATTCAAAATCGCATACATATTATTACCGTTCTTATCAGCCTCTCGCCTGTCTTGTAGAGTGATATTGACGTACCCTTTTTCGTTTTTGTGCTTCAACAACTCTTCTATAAAAGTAGTTGAATTAATGGAAATATTTATAACATTTCCGCCGTTCTCAAATCGCTTTTTCTTGATAAAAAGTCCGTTTATGTAAGTTTTTTCTGCCATGATTATTTATTTAAAATGTTTGTTAATTTCTCTTTCACTTCTTTATTGAGCCTATAATATTTTTCAACATGCTCAATGCTTGCAATTTTTTTATTTTTAATTCCGTCTAAAATATTAGACCACTCCTTTGTATAATTCTTATCCTTATCAAGGATATTTAACCACTTTAACTCTGTGTTTGTCGCTGGTGGAGGCGTTGTGTGAAGACCTTTAAACACATCTATACCGATTTCTAAGAACGAACCAATTTTAGTGAGTGCATCGGTGGTTGCGCCTTTGTAGGCATCTCCTAAATCGAAATTCTTACTATTCTCACCGCCGTTATCGTTACCTCCGTAACACTCATAATAGATACCGTAAGATGGAATTGTGAATATTAATTTAATAACAACCATGCTTTTTTCGGTCGTGGTGATGTGTTCTACACGTGTTTGCCACGTGCCTATACCAAATACCTCGTTTAGTCTTTCGGTGACGTAAATCGCCTTTATAGAGCTTAAAAAGGTCTTAGTCGGGTGCTTGGATACCGCACATGATGGGAGAGGCATACGTAATACCTCTCGCATTTCTTTTGTTACCTGTTTGATTTCCATCTTAAAATAAAGTTTCTTGTTCTGAAATTGTCTCTAATTGCGAAATGAAGTCCTTCATTACCTTATACATGTCTGTTGAATTGTGGTAATGATATATCATTTCCTCTTTTTGTGTGAAATGTGCATCAGGCGTGTGCCAATCGCCTTTGTGTGTAACCGTTTCACCGTTCGTCCATGTGATAATCACATGATATACTTCTCCAGCTTCTTGCACTGTGAAGTCCAAGTCACGTTCTTCGTGAATAGTGTAGATTTGCTCTATTTCGACTAAGGAGGCGAATGCGCCAAATAGCGCACACTCCAAATGTTCTTTTGATTTTATTAGCATTGTAGTTTGTTTTTAATTGTTGTTGTTTGACGTTGTAAAAATAGCACAATTATTTTAATTTACTACACTTGAATTAAAATTTAACACTTCTTAACATTCACAAAAAGTAATATATATACACTAAAAAAGCCGAAACATCAATAAATATTGACATCTCGGCTAACCACGTATCAAAATAAAAAAAAACCTATTTCTTTGAATTAACGTACAAATACGGCTCAAATAAAGTAGCTAATACCTCTTTCATCTCTCTCTCGGCATCAACAGGCAGTAACACTTTTATGTATTTCGTCTTATATTTCTTCGCAAACTTTGGCTTACTTCCAGCACCTCTCGGATTGCGCTTATTTAACACCTTACACTTCATAACTAATTATATATGTCGCTTTCTTTAACAAATATACCGCCTACCATACGCCCTTTCCTATCTTTGATTTCATCGTATGCCATTGCAAGGCACTCTTGAATATCAATATTTAACTGTTGGCACATAATAATCAGCACCACCAAGCTATCGCCAATACTATCTATAATTACTGCATTATTGCCTTTATTTAAGCCATTAGCTAATTCGCCTACTTCTTCTATCAACTTGACAAATTGGTACTTCACATCAGCATTATGCAAGTTACGTGCCTTGCTCCACGTCTCTACTTTCTTTATTAATTCGTTCATAACGCAAATTTACAACACTTATTTTAATTTAAGTACTTAAATTATTAACAAGTATTTTTATAAAAAGAAAGTGGCGTAAAAACGCCACCTCACAAAACATAAACAAAATCAAGAAAGATTTATTTTTATTATTCTATCCATCTGTTAATGCTATATATTGCACGATAACTGCGATACTTCACATATACGCCGTCACCCTCTCGGCTACCAGCACTATTGGTATTTCCCTCCACGCTCTTAAATATTTTATCGTTTATTTTCTTATCATGAAAGCCGGTATGTCCAATTCTTTTTAAGTGTGGATAATACAAAGTAAAAACATCGCCTTGTTGTGGTTCTTTTATGAATTTCCCTTTAAAATAAACAAGTCTCTTGCTGCTATGCGTACTTAGTGCCATTGCGTTAATTGTAGTCTTTATTCCGCACTTATCGAAGCACCAGCGCACGAATGCCGAACACCATGCATATCCTTTACCTAAGCCTACTGACTTTAGATATAGCTCAACCTGTTTGCCATCATTTCTACCTGTTGCCTCCCTTACACCGATTTGAGATGTGTATGTTTCGGCTATACAAGATTGAGATATACCGTTATTGTGGTTAAGACAAAGAATAAGAATAAAAATAATGATACGCATATCTTTTGAATTGGTTTTAATGTTTCAAAATCTGACTTAGAAATATTTATAATCACTTTATTTTCTACTCGACCATACAAGTAATAAAATATAGTTCTAAAAGTGAAATACAAGCCCAATACAGCAACGTTTGTCGCACCGACAACAATTGTACCAGCTAAGAATAAAGGTTGAATAAATGCCATATCGTACTGCCCGACTGCCATGCCAAACACACTACTCAAAAATAGCCCACTCCCAAAAAAAATAAAGAAGCCTAGAGGTACTGACCACAAGCCATCTATCAATTGCAATAAAAATTTTATTCGTTTCATTATTTTGTTATTTGAAATATCAATAAACCAAGCATCAACGATAAGCCTATTCCTAAAGAAGAGCCTATCGCAATACCTTTTCTCTTTTGTTGTTTTGCATCATTTTTAATAGAACTCTCCAATGCATTAAATCTCTGTATTTGCGTGTTTATTGATGCTGTTAATTGATATTTTAATTCTTCGTTGTACTCATCTTGTTTTTTATACATCGCCAATAAATCAATCTTTGATTTTAACATAGTATCTTGTATTGTTACTATTTTCCCTAATGCTAACACTTCTTGCTCACACTCATCTAAATCTAAAAAAACATTGTTTATGATTTTGATTTGCTCGTTCGTCAAACACTTAACGCTGTCTTTTTTTGAGATTGTTTGTGAGAATGTTGTAAGATGCATCAATGTCAGCATTATTGATATTATTACGTGCTTGTTCATTTGATTTCTTTAAGTCTTTGATTGATTTATTTAGTTTGTTTATCTCTATTTGCGACTGCATGAATAGAACGCTATCTTGCCTTGTTTTCATAAGCAATATTTTTTTATGTTGCTCAATTACTTTTTCTAATTTTTCAATTCTTTGCGTTTGCTCTTTGTCGATTTCTTTGTATGCATCAATAACAGCATTGCTATTTGTTGGCTTACCGTTATTAAGGAATAATAGCACTAACACGAATATTAGAATAGGTACTACTAATAGCAACCAATACTTTTTAAAATTAGAAAAATCAGCCATTGTTTTTTAGTTTAAAATATTTTTCAAGTCTATCAATATATGGTTTCACAAACTTTGGTCTGTGTTTATTTTTCTCAATTAATTCCGTATGACTTTTCACAAATTCCACTTCGTTTAAAATCGTTTCGCACTCACTAATTTTCATACTTTGCTTTTGGCGTTTTCTTTTTCTTATTCAATTGTCTTTCTTTCCATTTTGCTTCTACAGTTAATAAGCCTATTATTAACCCAACTATTGCAACTAATAGTTGTACAATAGGTACTATTGCAGTTATAAATGGAGTTATAAATGCAATTAGTGTGGCAATGAAGCCAATCGATGGATTGTTTGCTAAAATCATTTTAGTATCGCTCATTTTCGTTGTCGTTGCCATGTTGAACAATTTTTTAATAGGGGAATTATGTTCACACTTTAGGCTATGACGGTTTATGTGTTATAAATAATTATACTTGTTATCGCACCAATTATGACAGCCGAGAAAACGACTATCCAAAATATTTTTTTTGATTTGCTCATGCTCATTTTTTTAAGATTTTATATGTGTGAAAAATATGGAATACTCCAATGAATACTATGTAGTTAACCAATGCACCAAATAGGTAATACAATGATACTGCACCAGCTAAATAACCAGCTATTAAGAACGATGCACCAAAAGTCACTCTCATAATAAAGCCGAATAAATGCCATGCATCTGTAAATATTACGAATAAATTATCACTTTGCCAAAACTTTGGAATATATTGTCCATTCTTTAAAACAGGCACTCCATTGTCTTTTAATTTCCACTTATTTTTCCATGCATAATCTTTCCACCAAAAGAAATAATTTTTAAATTTCAATTTACCCTCTTCGGATAAATCGCAAATAGCTTTACTGAAACCACTTATGATGCTTAATAATACTGCTGTTATAATTAGTGCTACTATCATTGATTAAGTATTTTATATTTGCCTGTGTATTTGTGCTTATTTTGACTACTTAAATGTTTATGCCAGTATTCAAAAGGTGTTTTGTTAAGTTTAGATTCTTCCGACAAATCACATATCATTTTAGCATAACCTGAAATGATTGCAAATGTGTGAGCAACCAGCGCAAAAACAATAGATAATATTATATTTTATTTTATGTTTAATAATTTATTATATAATATATTTTAGTTTTAGAATATTATAATTATTAATAATTTCTTCTCTATTTAAAATTCTATTATATAACAAAACTAAACCTAATGAACCAAACATATATTGGGACTCAGAAGTTTCGCCACCTATATATGATGTTCCTAAAGTGGGGGCAAGACCTGATGTTCCCATACTATAAAGATTATTTTGTTTTATCCCTTCATCTACATATACCTTCCATGTTGTTAAATCTGAATATTTAACTGTAAAACATAAAAAATGCCATTTATTATCAAAAATATTTATAGGTGATGTTTGGCTAACATATAAATAAGAATCATTGTAACTATAAAACAATATCCCTGTATCATAATGAGCAATATTTATTTTAAAATTACCAGCAGCAGGGACAAATAAATTTTGAAAAAAACTATTACCACCTATTTGTTTTTTCAACCAACAACAAAAAGTAAACGATGTATTTAAAGATAAAAACTTTGAACTGCCTAAATTAATATAATCATTTATACCATCAAACAAAAGTGAACCATTATTATATGTTACACCATTAATTATTGTGGTATTTAAACCATTACCTGATAAGTCATTCCACTTAGTAGTAGAAGGCATATATGATGAAGGATTTCTTGCATCTAAATATAAAACCAGTCCATCTTTAGTTATTTCTTTATTTATTGGAATTTCATTATTTATTGTCCCATTATGTAAACCAATACCAATGTTATCATAAACTCCGCTTTGAAGTCCATTTTCTAAACCGTTATAAAGTCCGTTCACCATTATTGATAATCGTTACCGTGTGCTGATACCCAACAAGTTTTTGCTGCCGTTAAATTTGCTAATGCGCCAACTTTTAATAAATCACCTGCCAAAAGTGGTATATATCGTTTTCCTGTATTGTCAATTGGTAATCCAACGATGTTGATACCGTCTAAGAAGTCTACGTTAAACCGTGCGGCATTGGTGTTACCGGAAGAAAGAGGAACGTTAACTAAACCCAAAGGAATAACCGTTGAACCTCGATATATATACACAAATACGTTAACCGTTACCGTATCATCTGTAACTGCCGTTAAGCTCATTACACGACCACCTTCTGTGCCTGCTGTGTATGCCGTTGCGCCGTTTGTATTACTACCTAATGTAACTGTATTGGCTGATGCTGCAATTAATGCAACACCGCCATTAGGTACGTTTGCTACTTTAGGTATTTGACCTGCTGATAATGCCATAATATTTTATATTAAAATGTCTAAAAATGTTATTTTACTAAGGAAACCTATCGTTTCAATCTTTATAATTAATCCTTTTTTCCATGCTATCTGCTGAATATCTCTTTCGCAAATTTCATCTGAAACAAAGTATAATAAGTCCCCCTCTATTTGTTGCTGAATTTTTCCAGTCATTCAGCTTGTTATCGTAGTTCGCTTGATTTATTTTTACGTTTGGCATGATATTAATAATTATAGAGTGATTTAAATGATGCTACTAAACAGAAATCCCCGTCATCAAATCCAATGTCAGAAATTAATCCCTTTTTTAAGTTACCCGAATCGGAAGTATCTGAAAACAAAACATAATCAGCACCGTCAAGCGTTACTGCCGTTTTGTTTGTAATTGCCGTCTTATCTACTGTCAATGCCGTTGCACCCGTTACCTCGCCTGTGTGAGTTGCATTAGTTACCTTTGCCGTATTCAAGGCAATAGCAGTATCCATCGCTTCTATCTTGTCACGAACTGCATTTTTAGAAGGTGCAATACCTGTAACTGCATCCCAAGAAGTTGCATTATAAGCAGTATCACTTACTTTGCCGTCTGCATACGAATTAGATGTCGTGTTTGCAGCGTTATCACCTGTGTTTGTTCCGCTTGTATTTACGATTACAGTAAGTTGTGCATCGGTAACGTATTTCTTATTAGTTACTTCTGAAATATCACTAGTGTCTAAAACGACAACACCCGTTTGACCGTTAACTGAATCTACTGCACCGCCGCCACCGCCAATAGCAACAAATGGATTACCAGCCGTGCCATCGCCTGTAATAGTAGTTCCATCAGCAACTGCCTTTACTCGCAAATTATTGTAATCAAAAATATCTTTACTCTCATGCATCGGGTCATACGTCTCTTGACACATCAAGGTACAAGGCTGTGTCGGAGTTATATCCTCCGTTGCATCAATACTAAAATATGCGTCTATCTTTATTTTAAAGCAATCGTATTCCACTTCACCAATCTCAAATAATTGACGTACACCGCTCGTGTTTTGAATGTAAAATGTATAAATACTATTCGCATTCAATAACGTTGCATCTAATAAAATAGGCTCACCACTCACGCCCGATACCGTAATCTTTACATTATTAGTGCCACTAAAATAAAGAGTGTAATGCCCATCAGTTGGGAACACAATAGGCAGTGTGACCATTGCGCAACTATCTACGCAACCTAAGTTATATGTATTATCGCAACTCAATTGTAAAATAGTTTTATCAAAAGTAAATAAGAAATAGAAAGTAATATTATGAATTTTAGCAAACTTACACCGATTATTATTCCGGCAATTATGCATATCCAAACATGGAAACATTTGAGACATTTTCCTAAAGGCTTTGCTAATGTTTCATTAATAGTTTCTAACCATCTCCCATACCTTTCAAAGACCATTCCATCTTGCATGAAATCATACAACATATAAGAAAGACAAGGTAATAATAGTATTACCAAGTCAACATTCACAAGGCTCACAATCTTTTCCATTTGTTATTTGTTTTAATTCAAAAACCATTCGATTTAATCTAACATTTCCCAACAACCTTTCTAATTTTTCATCTTTCATTACCGCATCGAAATCATTTTCAATAGATAATATACCACCGTTCATATCTTGCACATATTGCCACGCTTCATTATAGTTCTTTTCATTATACAATATCTTGTATGTTGTAGTCTTACTATACAATCTATTGCATCCTACCTTTTGTAGAAAATCGAAAGAGGCTCCGCCATTCTGAAATACACCAATCTGTGTTTCTAAATTCAAAGCCATATCGGTATTTCTACCGATATACATATCATTCTTTCTTACAACTTCTACTATTTCCATAACTTACTTATTTCTTCATTTAATATTCTTTGCCAAACTTTCTTTTCGCCCGTTGCAGGAGCAAATATCCTTTTTTTAAAAT